TCGCGAGAGGTTAAATGGTAAAGGAGGGAGGGTTCGTGGAAATCTTATGGGCAAACGTGTAGATTTCAGTGCAAGGTCTGTTATTACGCCAGATGCTGCAATCTCAATTAAAGAATTAGGTATCCCCATTAAAATCGCCAAAAATATTACCAAGCCAATCGAGGTCAATACAACCAATCGCCCCTTCTTGATGAAACTAATACAAAATGGACCTGATGTTCATCCTGGTGCCAAAATTCTCGAACGCAAAAATGGTGAAAATATCTCATTGCGTTATGTTGACAGAGATTCGGTGGTGTTGTATGATGGTGATACGGTTCATCGTCATATGATGGACGGAGACCATATTCTATTTAACCGTCAGCCAACTCTCCATAGAATGTCTATGATGTGTCACGTTGCCAAAATCATGCCAATTGGAGACACATTTCGAATGAATGTTGCTGATACTAAACCATATAATGCTGATTTTGATGGTGATGAAATGAACTTGCATATGCCACAAGATGTTGAATCTGAAATGGAACTAAAACATTTGGCTGCTGTTCCATATCAGTTGATTTCCCCAGCAAATAACAAAACGATTGTTGGTATCTTTCAAGATTCATTGCTGGGCATTTACCAATTCACTCGTGATGATATATCATTCACTAAAAGAGAAACAATGAATCTTCTCATGAATTACAATAATGTTGATGTAAGTAAAATATCAGAAATTACTGGCGATGTATCACCATTCAACATTCTTAGCCAGATTACACCACCAATGTCTCTTAAATATAAGACTAAACTATTTCAAGAAGGTGAAGACCCGGCAACATCCAATAATATACTGGAAATTCATAATGGTAAGGTAAAGCGTGGACAATTTGAGAAAGGAGTTCTCGGTGATGGATCAAGGGGAATCCTTCAACGAGTTTGTAATGATTTCGGCCACATGGCTGCATCGGATTATATAGATAATCTGCAAAACATTGTGACAGAATTTATGAAAACTCAATCATATAGTGTTGGTGTAAGTGATTTGATTGCTAATAAAAAAACCAACGATACTATCACGCGTAAAATTACTGAGAAAAAACGCGATGTAATTGACCTTATCAAACAAACCCACCTTGGTATTTTTGAGAATGAAACCGCAAAATCAAATATGGTTGAATTTGAAAGCAAGGTTAATGGTATTCTTAATCAAGGTGCATCACAAGCTGGCAAGATTGGTCGCACTAGTCTTGACGCAGAAAATAGATTCGTCAAGATGGTATTAGCCGGTTCAAAAGGCAGCGACTTAAATATCTCACAGATGATTTCTTGCCTTGGTCAGCAAAATGTAGATGGTAAGCGCATTCCGTATGGTTATGATAATCGTACACTACCTCATTATAGTCGTTATGATGACACACCAGTTGCAAGAGGGTTTGTTGAAAGTTCATTTATTGGTGGTCTTACACCAGAGGAATTATTCTTCCATGCAATGGGTGGTCGAGTAGGTCTTATTGATACTGCTGTAAAAACTTCCCAAACAGGTTACATTCAAAGAAGAATTATTAAAGGGTGTGAAGATTTGAAAGTGGAATATGATATGACTGTGCGTAATAATAAGGGTAAAGTTACACAGTATTCATATGGTGACGATAATATTGACCCTTGTAAAATTGAGGGATATAGTCTAGGTCTTTTGAAATTGGATATTCCGGGTGTATATGAACACTTTGATATTCCACATGGTTCTGGTGACATTCTAAAATCGGTTTTCACAACTACGACAATTACCCGTATTAAGAAACAGAAACAAGATTTTATGCCAAAGAACAAAAAATACATTATAGATTCACTAAAATATCGTGATCGGATTATTGAACATGTATTCAATGGAAAATCAGATATCAGAATTTATACGCCAGTTTGTTTTGAGCACATTATTAACAATGTAAAGGGACAAATGAATATTTCTCAGAATTCGCTTGTAAACATTACACCACTTGAAGTATATGCAATTGCCGAAGATGTTATAAATCGCCTTAATATTTCGCATTATTGTAAGCCAAATGAACTATTTATGGCTGCATTTGTATACTTCACTTCGCCTAAAAACCTACTTATTAAACATCGATTTAATAAAGATGCGATTGAGCTTCTATTTACCAGAATCGAGTCCATTTATAAAAGTTCAATCGTTGCACCAGGTGAAATGGTTGGTATGATTGCTGCACAAAGTATTGGTGAACCTACGACCCAGATGACACTTAATACGTTCCATTTTGCAGGCGTTGCATCTAAATCGAATGTTCTTCGTGGTGTACCTCGCATTGAAGAAATTCTTACACTGTCGGATAATCCTAAAAATCCTTCTCTTACAATTGCATTAAAAAAGGATGATGAAGAAAGCATTGAAAGAGCGACATCTATAATGAATATGATTGAATATACAACCTTGCGCAATTTGGTCTGCTCAATTGAGATTAAATTTGCACCAAAGGCGGCAACTCAAAATCAGTTTGATCTACAAATGATTCACTTTAATGAATTTGAAAAAATTCTTATGGAAACAAATGATGAACAGGCTGAAAGTGATTTTAATGGATATAATTGGGTCGTTTATATGAATATTGACCCTAGTGAACTACTTGATAAAAATATTACGATGGATGATATTAATTATACACTTAAAAATGTTTATGGTAATGATATCCAAACAACTTACACCGATTATAATTCTGATAATCTAATCTTTAGAATTGACCTTATTCAGAAGAAAAAGACTATGGTTGAATCTCTTGACCAAACCGATGAAATTCATATCCTGAAGAATTTCCAAGAGCAACTATTGAACAATATTATTATTCGTGGAGTGAAAAATATCAAAAAAGTTCTACTGCGTAAATCAATCGGTAATCTTGAAAAGGAAGATGGCGCATTTGTTGAGAAAAACAAATGGGTATTAGACACAGATGGAACAAATCTGCTTGATATTCTTGGTGTAGACTACATTGATGTAAATAATACAATTACAACTCATATTGTTGAAGTATATCGCGTTCTTGGTATTGAAGCGGCCCGTAATTCCATCTTTAATGAACTTATCGATGTCATTGAATTTGATGGTACCTATATTAATTATCACCATATTAACCTACTTTGTGACCGAATGACGAATTCATTTAAAATGATTTCTATATTTAGACATGGTATTAATAATGATAATATTGGTCCAATTGCAAAGGCATCATTTGAAGAAACTCCTGAAATGTTTATTAAGGCAGCTAAACATGGCGAACTTGATATGATGCGTGGTGTATCCGCGAATGTAATGTGCGGACAAGAGGGGCTATTTGGTACAAATAGTTTCCAAGTTCTTACTGATATGGAAAAAATGATTGAAATGGCAGGTGATGAGGAATCAGAACTAGAAAATAATATTGATGATGAAATAAATTCAATGTTTGGTCAGATTGATGACCCTAATGATAAATGCTCCATCCAAAATATCGCTATTAATAATACGGGAATGAATATTGGACAGCATGATTTGGGTATCGATGATGAATATGAACTTGACTTTTAACTATATGTGTAATCTTATTTGTTGTCCTATTAAAAATGATACTATATTTACCACTATTTCGGCAATAGAGTCATGTCATTAATTGTTCTTCGTTCGTAAGTGTAGAGTCTTAGTATAGCAATCCATCTTTTTCTTTCACAGTTTAACATTGCTTACTAGAGAGAATATATTCTCTCTATACATCATATGAAATCTAATTTTAAAACTGCACTTACAACCGAATATATAATTGGTATACTTAGTCTAATCGTATTCTTTTATCGTACAATTTACATAATGTTTCCCATGATGTATGAAGGATACGCTAAAAATAATGTGTCTCTTATAATGAAATCGTTTACAATGTTAGTATGATTATCATAAATTGATATAAACTATTATTATAAATATATAATGAATGACAATGATGATGCAGATTATGAAAAATGGAAATGGAAATATGACTGAATCATTATTTTATAATTTGTTCAATCGCATTCCATTGCACGATTTTAGTCAACGATTCACCATACTTAAATATGTACGCGATAATAATTTATTTACATCTGCTACTAAGAATGAAATATTTGAATTATTTGCAAGATACCAACATGAGTTAGTTGTTCTCAATGGCGTTGTTCGCAGAAAGAAATATTCAAAAATGAAATTTGCTGGGGAAGACTGTGATTTTACTGGGGTTCCATTGAGCGATATATCACACAATCTTAAAATGACGATTGTTAATTGCGGTATTAAATATATATTTCGCATTAGTGATTTAATAAATATTATTAATAAATCGCTAACTTATAGAGAAGAACTGTTCCTAGTTATTCAGCCGGCTAAAAATCCATACACAAACATACCATTTACAAAAGCAAATTTATTCAATATTTATTATCATATCCGATACAATACTAGAATTGTAATACCGGTTTTATTTCATTTATTCTATACAACGTCATTTGATAAAAATGAATTCTCTAATAGATATGAAGCTGTTGTATTAGACAATTCAATTCAAGATTATATTGACGAATTTCAAGAGGCACACCTAGTAGAGATTGGACACGAGTGGATCAAAAAATTCAAACACCACAAAAAACAAAAATATGACACTCTATCTATCCATAAAAAATATCCTATAAAAAAATTCCTGGGGCTACTCAGACCGATCCTTAAACTATATTTGATACATTCGCATACACTCACGTCATCAATGAAATATAGCTCTTTTACAAAAGCATGTACTCTTATGGTCGATATGTTGGAAAATAATGCAGATTTTGGGAAACAACCTAATGTCCAACCCAAACAAGTTGTATTTAAAAGTCTTCGTAAATTAAACACACATTCTTTCAGTATTAAAAATGAACACCATATCTCTGTTGTTGAAAACTTTCTAAATAATATTCCTGAATTTAAATATCCCAATATTAAACCATTCGATGACAAAATATTTATTATCAGAAATTATGTAAATATTGCTACGAGCAATAGTATACAAAATATCAGAAATGGTAATCGGTATAGATTATTACCACCAAACGATAATGCATATCCGGAGTTTTATGAAAGTACTACAATTGATTTTATAAATAGATTAAATAATAGCGACATATCTGGTAATTATCATTACAATACTAACGTGCCAATATTACCGCAAGCAACTGTAGAAATTGATGAAGTAGAATATGATGATGATTATGATGAAGAATGTATTACAAGTGATTCATTTTAGAAATGCTCACCATGTAAAAATAATGTATTATATTTTTTAATAGTCTTATCCGGCTGTGATAATTCGTGTATATTTTTATACAACTTGTGTTTCTTTTCATTCGTTTTTAATTCATTTAATTTATCTTGATTGAGTTCACTTTCATATATTAAATATTCATGTTCATGTAATTTAAAATTAGTCTCTCTTATTGCTAAATATGCATCAGGTTCAAAAATAAAATTTCGAATCCGTTTGTATCGTAATAATTCGTCAATTAACTTTTCATAATAGCTTTCTTTATTATTGATTTGATTATTAACTAAATTCGTCAACGGAAGTAGTATTTTGCAAATTCCATTTTTACTAATACAAATTCCATTTGTTGGACAGTTTTCGGAAGTAGTATTTAGACACGTTCCAATATCGTCTAAGTTTGATATGGTAATTGAATCTAATTTCATATCAGATATAAATTCAACACCTTGTCCAATGAGGTCTTGAATTACCTTTTGAGTTCCTTCAGTCAATTTTGTTTCACCATCCTCAATTGACTGTGATAATGTTTTTTTTAAAATATATGATGCTGGTTCATTTAATAATGTTTTGAATGTTTGTCTGTATAAATTATAAAATATAGTTTCTAGGCGTATATTTTTAACCATGTTATATGATACGCTATCCGTTGTTTCACTCGATATTGCTCTATCAAATTCATAATAATCGGTACCATCAAGAAATTCTAATGGCATATTGACTGGCAAATTCAATATATTTACTGGGTCTGTTCGGATAAACTGATTTGCATTAGTCAATATACCAATCGCCAACGTATCCATGCTATCAATTGAATGACTGGTTATTATCCTGATGGGCAAACTATTATATCCTTCGAGTTCATCTCCATCTTGCGTTATAATTCCAAAATCTTTTCGCATTTTTGTATTAATTTTATCTATTGATTTAATTGTATTTAAATGATTATGTAACACAAGCAACGTCTCAATTGTTATTAATAATTCAGGGGGGGTTTTGAATGCTTCGTCAATTGTTATAGATTCAATTTGCTCCATAATTCGATGTGTGGTTGCATAACATGGAATAAAAACAGATTTGTGCATCTTGTCGCCAATAGTTACATCTGTTTGAACACCAATGACCTTATTGTTGTAATTTACAACAAATTTAAAGTCTTCTTCAATTTGTTTAAGCGTTTTTTTTTTATAATTTTCATTATGACTGTATATTAATTTTACTAATTGTTGTATACCGACGTTTCGTTTCAACTTCTCCGCGATGGATGGTTTAGCAAGGCATGCACTAGCTAATCGTTTAAATCCTTCTAACATTAGGAGCATTCCTGTTTTTTTAGTTCCGGCGTCATTATCGTTTTTAGAAAACGCAACAGTTAATGTAACTATTTTTCCCTTTTCTGAATAGAAGCACATCGGTTCATATAATTCCCCTTGTTTAATGATAATAATGGTTTTTTTAAAAACGGAATATTTTGATGTTGAATATATTGCGGTTGGACAAATTATATTTACATTACTTGTGCCATCATTCTCGCTAATTTCCAAAATGACTAAATTTATTCCATTATGTATATTATTGTCTGCGTATTTATTATTACTCCTGTGGAATAATCCGTTTTTTTCAGTGACAATGTCCCATAGATAGGTATAATCAATTACATTATTGTCATCCATTATAAATGATTTAAAATTATTAAATGCCCCTTTCAGGACGGTTTCAGGGTTTTTTGATTTGCGGTCTTTCACGAAGCTTGTAAATAATGTCCCATTCTGAAATGTCATAAAATTTCCAATATTTACAACCCCTTGCTCACCAATTATATGATTTTTAAAATCAGCAATTGATTTTATTGATTTTTCGGCATCGTAATACACTGCATAGATAGTTGCTAAAGCCCCCAAGAATGACTGATTCTGATTATTTTCTACACCTATTCGCATTATGTGTTTATCACCTTGTTTTAGTTTATTGGTTGTCCCTTTTACAAAATAACTAGAATGAATAATATTCATAAATATTTCCATGGAATGTGGAAGGAAACCGATGCGATTTGGGGGTAATTGAGTCTTGTCGCCACCTAATATTGATTGCTTCAATAACAAAATCTGTTTATTGTGCATATTTTTTTCGATAGGTGATTTTTTGACTGGTGTGTCACGTACTTCTTCATCATCAGAACCGTTGGATGTTTCATCAATTTGCATTTTAAAATTTAACTTTTCATGCATTTCGGATTCGGCTTTTTTACATTTAATATCTCGCTCAACAACAGCTTTACCATCTTTTTGTTTGAAGCAACATGGTGCACAATATCCTTCACGATGTTTGCTCGAATCTAATAAATGGGGGTGATGTGTTATATATTTTCCATTATTGTCATGTTCTGATTTTGCGTAAAATTCATAAATGAATGCGTCATTTGGTATTTTTTTGGCACTATGTGGTATAACTTTTCCGCCACATTTACCATCTTTTACATCTTGTTCAGTGAGAGGTACATCATTTAATAAGCACCAATATCGAGGGCAAATATACCAATTTGAATTAGCTGGGGTTGTACCATATTCAATTGCACCATCATATGCACCAGTTGATTCTTTATCGATTCTTTTCTTATCTTCCTGTGTTAATAATATAGGCTGGCGTTTAACATTCGATGGACATGTTCTCGAATAAGAATTGAATTTGCCAGGGCCATTTTCTGTCACAAACAATGTAGGTTCTTTCGATTTTAATTTTTTATGAAACATATCCAGTGGTTTTCCCACCAAAGATTCAATATCTCTATTAATTTGATATTTTTGGTTCTTAGGTGATGCAGCAGTTTTTTGGTTCTTAGGCGATGCTGCAGTTTTTTGGTTCTTAGGTGATGCAGCAGTTTTTTGGTTCTTAGGTGATGCAGCAGTTTTTTGGTTCTTAGGCGATGCAGCAGTTTTTTGGTTCTTAGGCGATGCAGCAGTTTTTTGGTCCTTAGGTGATGTTGCAGTTTTTTGGTTCTTAGGTGATGTTGCAGTTTTTTGGTTCTTAGGTGATGCAGCAGTTTCATCCTCATCCTCCTCCTCCTCCTCAGATGATATGTCATCCATTACAGTTAGAACACCTAACCGTGGTGGTGGTGGTGTTGTATCTTCGATATCTTTTATTGATTCGGAACTGTCACTGCTAAGTGCTTTAAATACTTGCGGTGGCTGAGAATCGTCATCACTATCACTAAACTCATCTAATATCCCACCGCCTTCCAAATCATCCAATTTGTCCCTCATCTCTTGTGTTGGTGATTCTGTATCTAATATTTCTATTGATTGTGCAATGTTCATAGATTGGAGCGCAGTTAACTCGACCTTTTCAGTACATATTTTTTTAAATATTTCAGGCTTACCATTTAATGCAACTTCAATCATCGTTAATATAGTTTTTTTTATATAGGGTAATAAT